CGCGGACGCATCTCTATATACCGCTGTAGATGTTTTTCGATAAGTATAAGCGCTGCCGTTGTAATCAAAAAACCAAAGTTTATCGTCAGAATAAAAAGATAAAGTAGTTTGCGTTCCTCCAGCCCATATACTTGTACCTGCAGCAAACAAAGTGTCAACTGCTCCTAGCCCACTCCTTTTCACCCACCCCGCCCAGGTCCAGGTCTTGCGGTTGCCAGCAGATGCGGGGGTCCGGCTGAGATAGGCCGAGTCGGCGGAGTTAAACCGCAGGCTGCGGCTGATCTGGTAGCCACCAGCAGCGGCAGTGCGAAGCAGGAGCGGGTTAGCGGATCCAGGGATCATCAGCTCAGGTTGGTGATCAGGGTGGCGGTGATCTTGGTGCTGCTCTGCACGGCATACACCAGGCAGTCCACGGCGTTAGCGGTGGTGGTCAGCGTCGGCGCCGTGCCGCCTGTGAAGTCCCACTGCGAGCCGTAGGCCAGCGTCCTGCTGCCGGTGCCATCCTGCGTGATCCAGATGCAGCCCGACTGGCCAGCGGTCAGGTTGCTTGGGTTGGCCAGTGTGCGGTTGCCGCCCAGTGTGACTGAGAAGTTGTTGCTGTCGGCAAAGTCTGCCGTGATGGTTGCTCCATCGGTCAGCGCTGTGATTTCGCCGCGCTGCCCTTTGGTCCAGGTTTGGGCGGTGTCGATGGCGCCATAGCCGCTGATCGTTTGACCGGCGGCAAACGTGATCGCGCCAGTCATCGTGCCACCAGACTTCGGCAGCGCTGCGTTGGCTAGGTCGTAGGCGGTCTTGACCGCGTTGGGCGTGGCAGCCGTCGTGGTGCTGGTGCTGCTGGTGCTGTCGGTGAGCTGCAGCTTGCCAGCGACGCTTGTGGTGCCGCTAACGACGGTCGTTGCGCCACTGCTGCTGATGGTCACATCGCCGCTCATGGCGACGCTGGTGGCGACGTTGCTGCCGTTGCCGACGAGGATGTTGGCGCTGGTCAGCGATGCCAGCTTGCTGAACGCGATGGCCGCGCTGGCGTTGATGTCGGCGTTGACGATGCTGGCGTTGCCGCTGACGATGACGTTGCCGCTTTCATCTGGGAAGGTGATCGTCCTGTCGGCGGTCGGATCCGCAGCGGTCAGGTAAGTCTCGTAGGCGTTGGCAGATGCGCCTTCAAATGCAAAGCTGCCGCTGGTGCCGATCAGCAGCTCACCCGTGACTGTGCCGCCAGCCTTGGCCAGCTTCTCGTCGTCCAGCTCTTGGATGGCCGCTTGGACGTTACTGGCCGAGATGTTGCCGTAGGGCGTGAAGCCGACGTTCAACGCCACCACCGCGGTGATGGTGTCCGACACGTCCAGCTTGATGTAGCTTGAGCCGTTGCTGAGCAGCAGGTCGGGCGGCGCCAGCGCGACTGCAGGCGCGGGGCTGGTGCCGGTGCCAGCCGTGCTCACCACGACGTAGTAGCGGTTATTCACCGCAGCAGCAGCGGGCAGCGCCTGACCCGATGTAAAGCCAGCGGCGGTGCCGTCAGCCGTCACTGAGTCGAGCAGGTTGGTGTTGGCGTTGTAGGTACCAGCAAGGACGATCTCACCAGCACTGATACCGACCGGCTGGTAGACGTTGCCGTCCCACAAATACAGCTCGCGGGTCAGCGGATTAAAGAAGAACTGACCGATGTGGTCGGCGGTTGGTTGCGTCTCGCCAAACTTCGACACCGCGTAGTTGGCCAGCTTGGCGCCAGTGATTGCGCTACTGGCGATGCGGGCAATATCAAGCGTGCCGGTGGTCAGCAGCGCTGCACTGTGGTTGGGCAGGTCCGTATCTGCCAGTGCAGTGCCAGAAGTGACGTGGCCCTGCGCGTCAAATGTGATTTTGGTGTGCGTACCGGGCGTGGCGCTGTTGGTGTGGTTCAGCGCACCAGCACCTGTAACTGACAGGCCAGTGCCGGGTGTGACACCGCCGACCGCGCCGGATGTTGCGACAGGCAGGTCAGCCGCCAGCAGCGTGCGGCCACCAGTGATGAGGCCCTTGGCGTCGTAGGTGACGACGTGATGCGTGGCGCTGAGAGTTACATCGTTGTTGATCTCCAGCCGGTCGCCGTCCATCCGCAGCCCTTCTGCGTTGATGGCAACAGCGCCTTTGGTAGTGGTGGTTGGAACCGGCAGGTCAGTGCCGACGATCGCGCGGTAACCAACAGCACCAGAAGAGCCGGTCGGGCCTGCCAAGAACTCGGCGGCGGCGGCAGTGTTGTCGAGGGTGGTGCCAACAGTGACGGTATCGCCGCTGGTGCTGGCCGTGATGTTGACAATCCCGCTGGTGCTGGCTGTGATGGTGTTAATCGAGCCAGCGGCCTTGACTGAGTTCCAGGTGCTGTTCTGCCAGAGGTAGATCTTGATGGCGTCAGTGGTGAAGCCAAGTTGGCCGATGAAGTCGCCAGTGACTGCGTCGAGGGCAGCTTTGCTGGCGGCAACGATGCAGGTGCTTTGGTCTCCGAGTTTGGCGGCCGTTACAGCGTCGGCGCCAATCTTGGTGGCAGTGACAGAGCCAGTGGCCAGCGATGCCTCGACGATGGAGCCAGCGGCAAAGCTGATCTTGGCGCTGGGGATCTCAGCGCTTGAGATAAGGTCGGCGCCGTATGCAATGAGGTCGTTGACCGTGATTTTCTTGGTTTCGCTGGCGCTGATGTCCGCAACAGCCAGTTCGTCGGTCGCTGCAAGGTTGGCGCCAGCAAGAGCCTGCAGCTCTGAAATTTTGAGGTCTGCCAAGGGTTAGTCCTCCTGCTCCAAGGCCAAGTACGAGCTGGCGTCTTGCTCAAGCTCAAGTCTATCGCCGTTTTCCTGCAGCAGGTAGCTGACGGGGTCGAGGCCCACACGAAGGCGGATTGGGCCGGTCGTGATGAAATCGGCGGTCACCTCGACAATCGACCCAGGCTGGAACGCAACGGCTGCGTTAGTGATGATGCCGCTAATGCTGTAATAGATTTGATCGTTCAGCTCGTTTTGTTGACCGGTTGGCGAATAGTTTTTAGTTTTAACAAATAGCTCAGCGTCAAATTCGCTGCCGACTTCTGTGCGGAGGATTAGCTGCAGCAGGTAGTTGCCGCTTTCTGCAACGGTGTCGAGGTAGTCCCAGTGGCAGGAGATGGTACCTGAACCAGACATCAGGCCGCTGTACTGGCTGCGGAACTCTTCCGACAGCGCTGTAACGTCGATGGCCTCGCGGTTGGTATTGATCTCGTAGGACGTAACTGCTCCAAGCAAACGAGTGCTGGCGTTTTCAACGCTTACACGAATTGGAATGTCAGATGCGATAGAGGCAAGCGTAATGGCCGAAGCCAGTTCGCCATCAAGGGATGCGGCGAAGTTGTTGTAAAGGCGGATGCCGCCTAAATCATCAACGTGGATATACCACTTGCCGCTGCTTTGCTTGGTGTTGTTGGCCCACCCATCAGTTCCAACGAAGCCAAGCACCACGCCGGTTGTGCTGGTAATTTCAATTTGATCGCCGCTAATAAGAAACCCAGATTCAAAGTCAAAGCTGAAGCGGCGTTTGGTGACGTTGATGTCACTCGTGTTGACGACTGAGGTCTTTTCGCCTTCGGTGCTTTTGCGGCGGAGCGCAACGCGGCCATAGGCGCCGAGGTAGGTGGACATCAGATGGCTACTCCAGTTGCAGCGCCAGTGCCTTGGAAGCTGATTTGAGCGCTCACCACTTCACCGACGCTGGCGCCGTAGGACGCGCTGGTGATGTAAGCGTTAATGGTGACAGTTCTGCCGCCTAGCGCCAGGATGAAGGCAATGGGCGTGGTGCTGGGTGCACCAGTGCTGATGACGCGTTTGACCTGTGTGGCTGCGTCGTTGCGGGCGGCAGCGTCTTCGTAGTACAGCAGTGTGGCAGAGCCGCTGTACGAGCGGATGCCAGGCGTATAGCTGCGGTCGTCGTCGCCCAGAGTGGTGGTCTCCAGCATCTCAAGGTCAGCCTGCAGCGACCAGTTGGTCACCTTGACCTGGGTCGTGCCAGCAATGCTCAGGCTGCCGTCTTTGCCGGTGTAGAACTTGCTCATGGCCTTAGTTTAGATGACTCCCACAAGCTCGACTGTTACACTGCTGCGCCCTGGCTTGACGTTGGTCACCGCAGGCGATTGGCTATAACGCCAGCGGAGGTCGGTTGGCACGTCGATGGCGTCGCGGTTGCCGCTCCAGCCGGTGAAAGATTGCTCAGGCAGCGTGAAGGTGGTATATGTGCCCTTGGTCTCGTCGAAATGGTCCAGGAATTGTTCGGCTTCTGCGTCGGTGATGTTGTCGAAACTCAGCGACAAGGCCATGCCGTTACGGCGGCTGCCGTACAGGATGCGTGTCTCGGCGCCTGACTGAGACTTGTACGTCCGTACGGGGTAGTCGCCAGCTTCGTAGCTGCGGCTAGTCGGCACCAGAGTCGGGAAGGCCATCGTTACTCAACAAGAAAGTTGCTTTCGGACAGGATGTCCAAGCAAATCAGGCTGTTGTCGGTGCTGGTGCATGGGAACTCCACGGCGACGACATCGACCAGTCCGTCTTCGTTCAGTGTAAGTTGCTCGACCATGTAAACAGTGCTTGATACGGTCACGTCGCTGATGGTGAACACAGCACCCCATAGCGCAGGCTCCACGGCTTTGCCGTCGGCAACTGTCAGCGTTGCAGTTTTGATGTCATCGTCAGCCTGGATCCAGTAGGTGATGGAGTAGCGGCCATCTTCCAGCTCAATGGCTGAGGTGATGGCGCCTGTGGCGCTGATGACACCGTTGTTGGCGGCCGAGTAGGGGCTGGCCTGTGTGATGACTTTGATGTAATCGCCGGGGGCAAGGTCGATTCCGTAAGGGCTGGTCTTGAACTTGACCACATGCGTGACGCGACGGCGCAAGGCCATCAGATAACGCGCCACCAAAAAAGCATGGTCTTTGCTGGTGCAAAACTGGCTGAGGTCAAACGATTCAACCGAGTGCAGATCTGCGCCTGGCTCGTTCCAGCGCACAGAGATGGATTGCTCCTCGGGTAGCTGGTTGCGGCGTTCGAGGCGATATTTAACCACGGCTTGGAAGTCTTTACGCTCTTCGCTGCCGAGGAACTCCAGCGAGAATGACTCCTCGATGATGTTACCTGATGTGAAGAGTTGTTTGATTGCTACCGGATCCGTGGACAGATAGCCTGCCGCCGTAATGGGCAATGCCGGAACAATGCTGAATTTGCCATTAGCGATGACAAAGTTACACAGGAAGAACGAGGCGTTGTCAGCGATAAACTGCCTTACGTTTGTTGGCTGCGAGATGGCGCCATCAAAATACAGCTTGTTGGAATCAAGGAAGCGGGCGGTCCGTATAAAGTCTGCGGTATTGATTAGCTCGGGGGCAATGATGCTGCCTACTCCGGCCGTTTTGTCGGTTAGTAAGTAGTAAACCAAGTCGCAGAACAGATTGCTTGGGCCTGTGGCAGCTTGGTCGGAATGGAAGCGTTTGACCGTGATGCCATTGGCGAGCCAGACGCGGACTTGGTCGATGCTTGCAAAATTACGGGATGCCTTCAGCGCTAAGCCGCAGATCGTTGTGTTGTCGTAGTTTGGCGTTGTTTCGTTAGATGTCAGCTCGTTGACGTAAACAATTTCATGCTCTGGAGAGCTTTCGTTTGATTTCTGGATCAGCGAGTTGTAAAGGCTCAGGTCGTTAAGTTGGCTGTTCTCCTCAAAAATGCGTTCAGCGGTAAATGTGGCAGGCAGTACGGTTTGCTGGATGGATTGCACGCGCAGCGTGATGCCAACTAAAGAACCAGCGGGATAGAACGGGTTGGATGCTGATACGACGCGAGTATTGACGATGGTGTCATTGGTTGACCAGGTGCCAGCAGTTTGTAGCGGGTCAATCGTGTAGGTGACGTTCCAGGCGCGAGTCTGCCCTGGGAAGCTGGCTTGGCTGGTGGCGGGCCTGTCGATGACGGTGCCAGATGCGTTGATGACGGTGGTGCCGCCGGATGAGCCAGTGGCTGCGAATGTGGTCGTGATGATGGTGCCGACTGCGTAGTTTTGGGCGCTGCCCAGTAGCTCTTGCTCGTAGGCGGATTCGCGGCCACGGGGCTGCGTTGGTGTCGTCACCTGCGTGACGAGAACCTGCAGGCCAACGCTGGTAAAGCCGTAAGGTGTTGCCCGGACATTTCCGCCCGTAACCGGGATGCTCAGCGCCAGTGTGTCGTTGGTGTTGAAGCCGGTTGAGCTGGTGACAACCGTGATGGCAATAATCGACCAGTTTGTCTCGTTCGGAAAGTAAGGGTGTGTCGCAGGGAAAGTTGTATTAACAACGCCCGTGAACTCAAGCTGGATGGTGCGGTTGCCTGAAACCGTAAAGCTGCGGCGAACGATTTTTGTTTGGCCAAGGGTTCCAGGGGGGCCAAACAGCTCCCATGTCGTGGCGGCCGATCTGCCTTGAGCTGAACCAGCAGGCAGCCAGTCCTGGAATTGAACCGTTTGGGCATAGGCGCCTGTGTCTGTCGTGTCGCTGACGACCGGCAGGTATGAATCAACGTAAATGACACTCGGCACCGAGCCACTGATGCTGCTACCAGTCGTGACAGCACCATTGGCAAGTTCAGGGTTGAAGCTGATTTCGCTTGCAGTGACGAGCCGTCCGACCGCCAGCACGGAAAACAAACCGTAGGCCGTTTGGTAGTTAGCGGCTAAAGTGCTGCCGATTTTGGCATCGAGGCGCCAAAATACAGCGTCATTGGCGCTATGACGTGCCACATCCGCGCCGGACTTTGGGATAAACCTGTATTCGTACTGCCGCTTTTCTGGATGGGTGATGCGGATGAAGTTGAACTGATCCTGTGGTGTTTCGCCTGTGACGCAGAACTGCTCACCAAGCGGCTGCCATGGATATTCGTTGCCGTTGGCGTCAGTGCCAGCGGGGCGCAGGAAGATTGTCCAGCAAGCTGTACGTTTGAGGTACAGCGTCATGGTGCCGCTGGTGATGTTGATGTTGTCGCCGTCTGAGCGGATGAGGTCTGTAGGCGTCGGCAGGGCAGCGAAGTTGCACAGGCCGTTGGCGCGTTGCCACACTTGACTGCGGATGCCGATTTCTGTTACTTCGCAAGCGCGGGTGTTGCGTACCACGCCGAAAGCAACGCGGAGCAGCGGATAAAAGCCAGCGCCTGCGTTAAAGCCAAGGCCGTTGCGAGCGTTGGTGGTGCCGTTGTCATCGTTGTAGATGCCACGGGTCACCATCTGCTCAGACACGATGCCGACCGATGCACCAAGGCCGCTGCCGAACAGTTCTTTGCAGCGCAGCGTGATTTCTTGCCGCTGGTTTTCGTTCCAGATGGGGAGTGACCGCGACTCAACCACCCAGACGGTGCGGCCAATCATCACGGTTTCGCCCACCTGCAGCATGTCGTCGGCGCTGCGGCGGCCGCTTGTTATTTCGCTGTTGATGTCATCAACGCGAACGTTTGTGTAGGCAGGGTCCAAGAAATAGGTGTTTTCGGGCAGTTCGCCGGGCAGGATAGAAAAAGTGACGGTGTCGCCTACAGCGGCACGTTTGATTTCTGTTGGACTCGATGCAGGTTGTCCGTTGAATTCGGTCAGTCCCATGCGGCGGCCGTAGTTGCGGCCCACGCCTTTTTGACCTTGTTTGCGAATGTCTTCGGCTGATGTGGTGATGCCGTAGTCACCAGCAATCTTGACGCGTTCAGCAGTTAGGACGCTACCTTTGTCTTCATTGCCGGGAATGGAAATAACTTTCCAGTTGACGCGGTAATTGTTGGCATTTGGAATGGCGGAGTAAACACCAAACTGACTGTTGGCGCTCAGCGAATAGGTATGGCAGAACCCTGTATCGGTCTGACTGGTGCGTGTTGGACAAGCAAAGATGTCCGCGTTGGTTTCAATGTCGCCCGATGATGCCGTGCCACGGGTGCCGTAAGCCAGGTTTTCCGGTTTGATGCGGGTTGTTGTGTTGGTGTTTCTTTTCCAATAGAAAGCAAAGTCATGGTTATAGATAACATCTAAGGCAGTGCTGCCGATAAAGATTCCGTTTAGGTTTGGCTTTTCGATGCCGTCGCCCAAGCCTTGCTCACCAACGACAAATAACAGCTTGATGGCTTGTTGCGAGCCAAGCGAGAACGACCGCGACCACACCAGCGACGGTGCTGCAAGGATGCCGCCGGTTGCGCCGGTATAACGGCCAAACACAATGGCAATGGCATCGCCAAACGAAGCAAGCGAAAGCTGGCTGTTGAAGCCGCTCGTGGCGCTGAAGCGGTCGGCGCCGGTGATGCTTTCAAGCTGCCGCTGCGTAATTTCACGCTGCGCTGGCGGCGCCTTGGGCTTTGGTGCTAGCAAGTAGGAGACGCCTTGAAAGACGAGTCCAAGAGCAAGTGAAACAATGACACTTACAAGATCGTTCTGAACATCCGGCACCAAGTCGTATTCAGCCGGGCGGGTGCGGCCTTTGTAGATGACCTCCTGCGCAAACCGGCGGTACTGCGCTTCGCTGCAACCCAGCAGCTCAATCAGCTCCTTTTCAAACGGAAGCAGTGGTAATTGGACATTGCGGGCACCGGGCACCAAGCCACCTGTTCGCTGTAGCGGTTGATGTAGAGAATCCCCCTGTGCCATGCAACTGCAAATCCTTTGGTGCTTTGTTGTAGCACAAGCACATCCCCATCATAGCTTGGTCGCTCGATGCGGTCACCCCATGCCAGCAGCGCACGAGCGATGCATGGCCATGACGCGTCGTACCACGCTGGGTTGAACGTCGGCGTCGGGATTGTCATGCGTTCCAGAGCCGTGTACACCAAATGGATGCAGTCGATTTCGCCATTGCTGCCGTCGGCGCCGAGGCGGTAACGCAGCCCTATCAGGTCAGCGCAGTTGAACATTGGACGACACTGGTACGCTGCCGACCAGGCTTTGCGTAATGCGCCGCATTGGCACGTCGGTGCCAACAGCGTCAAGGATGGTATTGAGCCTGAGCGACAGCGTGGTTTCTTCCCATGCGCCACCCGCTACTTGGCCGACGTATTGCGTCAGCAGCGTGGCATCTGTGCGGTCATCTGGGTTGAGCAGCATCATGTAAATCGTGCCGATCCAGTTTTGGCGGATGGCATCCAGCGCCCAGTTACGGCTGATTTCGTTATTGGGCAACACCAAGTTGGCTTCAGTGTTGTCGCCGGTGCGGTTGATGCTGACGCCTGAAAATCCAAATGGCAGGAATCCGTAGGACTGGCCGCTGTAGCTGCCGGTTTGGCCGATGTGGAAGTTCTGGAAGCGGTAAACCGTGGTGCTCTTGGTATTGGCCAAGGTTAGGTAATGCCCGATGCTGAGTTCCATTACATGCCAATCCGGCGGCGGGTTGAGGGTGACTGCTGGATGCGCTGCAGCGTCATGCGTTGACCGCGCTCGGCGCCTTGCTGGGCGGCTTGTGCCATGCCAGTGCGGAACTGGTCAGCGGTGACGTAGTCAACGGAGTTAATGCGTTCCACGGTGTAGCGCACGTCGATGGCGGCTGGTGCCATTGTGGCGGTGCCGCCGCCGCTGCTGGTGTCGTCGCCAGCCGGGATGACTGCAGAGCCGCGTGCGCCAGCAGCATAACGGCTCATGGCGGAGCGCATCTTGCTGGCGGGGATGATGTATTCGGATTCGCCGCCTTCGCCAACCACGGCGCTAGTAGGACCTGTAACGAAGCCGCCGTCAGCAAACAGCTTCATCCCGCCAAAAGCTGACGGGTTAAAGCCTGACTGACCGCTGCCAAACACTGAAGCGCCCGATACCGGACCGGCACCGCTGAACAACCCACCGCCACCACCGCCGCCGAACAGGCCGAGCAGTTGCTTGAAAATGAACATCATCATCATCTGTGCCAGTATTTCGGTTGCCATGTTGATGAACGACTCACCGATATTTTTGAACACCCCCGCAAGTGCCTCTTCTGTAGACTGCGCGCCGCTGATAATGCTTTGGAACGCGCTGCCGAATGCACCGCTGATTGCTTGCGCTCCTGTTGTTGCAGCATTGATTGGATCAGTCAGTTCTTTTAGCTTGTTACGCATCTCGTCGTATTTTTGCGTTGCTTTATCGGCTGACAGCAAAGAAATGTCAGTCCTAAAACCGCCACCGCCACCTTGACCAAAAGCACGGGCGCCTAGTTTTTCAGTATTGCTGAAGTCCAATCCTGCGATACGCTCAAACGCGCTCAAGCCATCCTTGATGATTTCAAGGTCCAGCTCGCGGTTCTCCCGTCTTTTTATATCTTCAATCAGCAGTTGAGCCGCATTGCGCTGCTCTATATTTTTTAACGCTAAGACCTTTTTTTGGTTGTCTTGATATTCAAAAACAATTTGCAGCCGTTTCTTTTCTATTTCAGATGTTGTGCTAAGCAGCATTATCTGCCGAGAAAACTCAACTGATAACTGCCTGCCTTCTTCCAGTGAGCGTTTGAGTTCTTCTGCTAATTTTTCAGCGTCGCTCTTGCCCTTGGCAGCGCCGCCAGTCTTGGCGCCACCTGTCGCTGCAGCAAGTGGCGGAACGGTGAACAATTTATTTGTTTGCTGCGTGCCTGTTTGCAGTCTTTTTTGCGCCGCGATATTCTCGTTGATTTTTTGCAGGATTACACCTTGCAGTTGAACAGCTCTATTTGCGTTTGGGTCACTTGGCCCAACGCTTTGCAGCAGTCTTTGGTATTGCTGCAACGCTTGCAGGTTTTGGTTGATGCCTGTTTTGTTTTTCTGTGAACCAACTTGGCTAATACCTTTAGCGATATTATCAACCGCTTGCGACGTGGCGCCAATGTTTAGAAATTGCCGAGCACCTGCAACATTACGAGTAAGGCCGCCACCCCTACCTGCTGCCAATGCAGCATTGATTGCATCAACAACTGCAATCGCTTGATTGAAAATTGCCTTCAACGCTGGCGTCAGCACTTGGCCGATGCGTCTGGCTAATTGATCAATGCCATCCTGCAAAGTGGACAAACGTCCACTTAACGTATCGCTCTGCGCAATGGCGCCATTGGCATATTTGCCGCCAGCGCTTGTTAGCCGTTGCAGTGCCACCTCAACGGCTTTGGCGCTAACTTGACCTTTGCTAAGTGCTTTTTGGAACTCCTCGCCGGTCATGCCATACATCTTGCGCAGCTCCTCCTGCAGCGCAATGCCACGCTCTTGGAACTGCAACAGCTCCTCGCCCTGCAGCCGACCTTTGGCTTGCACCTGGCCGTAGGCGGTTACCAAACCTTGCAACTCTGCGCCAGTAGCGCCAGATGCGTCGGCAAGCCTGCGGGTTGTCTCTACAACATTATTGGCCTCAACACCAAATGCCTGCAGCCGTTT